GTCCTACCTTTTGTATATAATAACTATCAACAATATCAGATAAAGGATTACCACATTTTTCAGTATCTAATATTTTTTTTAAATTTATTTTAGTTTCTTTTAAAAAGGATTCGTACATCATATCTTTGTCTGCGTTTCCTTTTCCTGTTGCGCCTTTTTTGACAACACTAGGTACAACTGTCTCGTAAGTATAACCTTTGTCTTGTAATCTGTATTTGAGTATGCCACAATTCTCAGCAATTTGAAAAAGACCTTGGCCTTTAGAACCATACGAATAACCTTCAATAAAAATTTGATAGTTAGGTTGGTCAAATAAGGGATTGGTGTATAATATATCCAAAATAAAATCACTTATATTTTTAAACCTTTCAATAGGGTCTGTCCATTCTTTATGTTCATAACCTATTATGTTATCACTTTGTTTACCCAACCACTTCTTTTTGGTAGTTAAGTAATAAAATTTTATTTTGTTTTCATCTATATTGTTTACACAAATAGATGGAGATGTTAAACTATAATCAATGCCAACTATCGTGGTCGGCTTCGTCTGGTATCTCTGTTTCATGTTCATCTTCTACCTCATATCCACAGAAAGGACATGTTAGAGGCTCTAAATCAAATTTATCCTCGTCCCATTCTACAGTATATTTAGTCTTACAATTTGAACAGTGTTTTGAGACTTTATCCATTACAGTTTAAATTTTTTAAATTGATTTTTAGTAACGTCTTGTTTTATACCACCAACTACGTAAGATTCAATTTCTGTTTCTTGTGGTGCATTTTGAGCTGATCTACTATTTAACCAGTGTTCTACCCATGGTAATGGATTAGTTTTTTGATCATAAGCAGGTGCTAGACCTATCGTTTTCATACGTCTATTCGCCATGTATTCTACAAATTGGTGTAATAATTTTTCTGATAGACCAATCATAGAACCTTTGCTGAACAAATAAGTTGCCCAACGTTTCTCATCGTTTACAGCTTGGTCATACATTTTGTAAACTTCTTTTTCGCTTTCTTTAATAATTTTCGTAAAGTCTTTATCATTTTCATAGTCTCTCCAATTGTTAATTATTCTTTGTGACATTGCTAAGTGTTGGCTTTCGTCTCTTGCGATGAAAGATATAATCTTAGCAGAGCCTTCTAGTTTTTTTAATTCACCAAATGCAAATGAACAAGCAAATGATACATAGAATCTTAAACCCTCTAGTATATTAACTGATACCATTGCAAGGTACATTTTCTTTTTAAGTTCATATAGATCAACTTTATCTGGTGTTAGTGTCCATTCATATCCTTTTTTAATTAGATCATCATAAGTTTTAGTTACAGAGGCTGCTCGTTCCTCAATTTTTTGATCTTCTAAAATCATGTCAAAAACGTCTGACGGATTTGAATATAAATTCTTGATTATGTATGTATAACTTCTACTATGAATTGTTTCCATAAAGTCCCATACTATTATGGCACCCTCTAATTCTGGAAGTGATACAAAAGGTAAAAATGCTAAACATGGACCTCTTCCTTGTACACTGTCTAACATAGTTTGGTATTTTAGATTACTAGTGAAGATAAACTTTTGGCCTTCGGATAAATCCAAATAGTCGTTTCTATCTTTCTGTAAAGATATTTCTTCAGGTCTCCAAAAATAACCAAGTTGTTGTTGAGTAAGTTTATCAAAGATAGGATATTTAAAAGTATCATACCTTTGTACAGATAAATCTTTACCAAAAAACATTAATTGTTTACTTGGATTTATTCCTTTTTCTTTGTTAAAAACTGTTTTACTCATAATTCTTTTTATTTATTAATTTATATTGTACAACTATCACAATTCTCCTCATCTTCTTGTGGAGTTTCTGGTGTAATAGGTGTATCGTAATCTATGGAGTGTTTAGGCTCTTCAATATCTTTTTTACTATCATATGTATTTTGATAATAAGATGTTTTCCAACCGTATTTATAAGTTGTTAACAAGTCTTGTGCCATAACAGATACAGGTACCTGATTGTCTTCGTAATTGTCTGGATTATATGACCAGTTACCTGATATAGCTTGATCAAAGTACTTTTGCATTACTGCAACTATATTTATATATCCTTCATTACTAGGCATATCCCATAATAAAGTATAAAAATTCTTTAATTTATTATATTCTGGTACTATCTGTTTCAATGTGCCTTTTTTACTTTTCTTAACTGATAAGTGGTCTCTAGGTGGTTCAATGCCGTTTGTTGCATTTGAAACCACACTAGAAGACTCGGAAGGCATTTGGGCTGATAGAGTACTATGTCTTAGCCCAAATTCTTTAATGTCTGCTCGTAATTTGTCCCATTTCATTGATAGTTTACGAGTTACTAATTCGTCTACTTCTTTTTTGTATGTGTCTATTGGTAATATGCCGTCTGCATATTTTGTTCTATGAAATAAATCACACTGACCTTTTTCTTTTGCTATTTCGTTACTAGATTTTAATAGATAGTATTGAAATGCCTCTGATAGTTTATCTACTTCTTTCCAGGCACCTTTTTGTTCGTACTTATAACCTGTTTTTGCCAGATAGTGTGCAAGACCAATATAACCTACACCTAATGATCTTCTTGCTTTTGTAGATATCTCGGCCGCTTTTACTGGATATTTTTGGTGGTCTATAATTTCTTCTAATGCTCTTACTGTAAGATCGCATAGTTCTTCCAGTTCATCCAGGTTGTTGATTTTACCTACATTGATTGCTGATAGAATACACAAAGCAATCTCTCCTGGACCGTCTATATGTTGTATAGGAGTGGTAGGGAGTGTGATCTCTTGACAAAGATTACTCATTGTAATAGTATCTTTAAATGAGGAGTGTGTATTACAGTGATCTATATTCATTATGTAAATACGACCTGTTTCTGCTCTTTCTTTTAAAAGGTCAAAGAATAAATCTTGTGCATTTATCTTTTTCTTATTAATACTAATTTTTCTTTCTGCTTTTAAATATAGTTCATCAAATTCTGGTGTTCCCCATGCCTCATATAATTCAGGCACCTCGTGAGGAGAGAATAGTGTTATTTGTTCTTCATTAATAAATCTCTCATAGAATAGTTTACTAATCTGTATTGAGTAGTCTAACTTTCTAACTCTGTTGTCTTCGGTACCTTTGTTGTTTTTTAAAACAATAATGTCTTCTATTTCTTGGTGCCAAATAGGGAAGTGTACAGTTGCTGAGCCTCCTCTAACACCGTTTTGAGTGCAACACTTGACCGTTGCTTCAAATTTTTTGAGAAAAGGAATAACGCCTGTATGTTGTACTTCACCTCCTCTGATTCTTGCATTGATTCCACGTATTCGTCCTGCGTTGATTCCAATACCGGCTCTTTGTGCAACGTAATTTCCAACAGCCATGTCACTAGAGAAGATACTAGGTAAAGTATCGTCTGTATCAACAAGTACACAACTAGCATACTGCTTAATAGGAGTCCGAACACCAGCCATAACAGGTGTTGGTATATTAATTTTAAAATTGGATATCGAGTCATAATATTTCTTGACATAAGTCATTCTCCTTGCTTTATCGTAGTTTTGAAAAAGTGTGGCAGCTATCATCATATACATAAATTGAGGTGTTTCATAAATCTCACCACTTGATCTATCTTGTACAAGATACTTATCTATTACTTGTCTTAATCCTGCATATGTAAAGTTGTTATCTCTTTCGTGAGTAATCCAGTTTTGCATTCTGCTAAAATCTTTTTTAGCATATTTTTTTAGGATATCTGGATCGTATACTCCTAATTTAACACATTTCTCTACGTGATCGTAAATATTTGGGTGATCCCATAGTCTACCAATAACTTGTTTTCTTAAACTAAACAATAGTAATCTGGCTGCCACGTATTGGTAGTTTGGATTGTCTAGTGAAATTAAATCTGAAGCAGACTTAATTAAAATTTGTTGTATATCGTTTGTAGTAATACCATCATAGAATTGTAAACCACTGCTCATTTCTACTTGTGAAGCTGATACGCCTTTTATATCTTCACAGGCATACTCAACCATTTCATGTATCTTTTCTATATTAAGTGGTTCTAAACCTCTACCACCTCTCTTTTCAACTTTAATGTTTATATCGTTTGTCATTTTATTTTTTTCCAGTGGTTAAGTTTAGTAAGAGCACTTAATTGTGAATATGTGTTCTTGTCTATTATATCTTTAATTTGAAGTTTTGTCAAGCCACTAATTATCATATCATTAATATCTTTTAGTGTTTGTTCTTCCGGCCATATAACGATGTTGAAATCTTGTTCAATCATTTTATACATACGATTTATAATTTCTTTGTTTCTTGGCTCGTTGTCAAATATATAGGTTATTTTATTATTGGGCACTTTGTTTTTTAACTGCAAATCGGCGCCAGCAGCTGCGATACAATTACTGACGAACAATGAGTCAAATGGACCCTCAACTATATATACATGATTTTGAAAATTTATACGCTCTAAACCAAAAACTTTTTGTTTGTTTTCGTTTAGTTTTATTGTTAAGTATTTAGGATTTTCTTTTCCTAATGCACGACCTTGAAAAGCAAATAACTCACCAGTTGTATCATAAAAAGGAATAACAATTCTATGGTGATCATATTGAGTTTTATATGTATTTGGTTTAACTTTGTTTACTAGTTTTTGAAATTCCTCTGCATAATATAACTTGTCATAAAATTCTTCAGGTATCTTTCTCTTATTACAATACTCTTTTGCTATATGATCTTCAGGTAATTCTTTTATTGTTTTTAGTCCTTCTAATATATTAATTTTAAATACAGGTTTTTCAAACTGCCAATCTGGTTTCTTTGTAGATGGTGCTGACCCTTTATATCTTTCTAATAGATACTCTGTATATACTTTAGGGTCTATGAATTTTAAGAAGTTTGCAAAGTTTTGACCTTGACCACAATTATGACATTTAAAAAACATGTCATTTTTTACTCTATAGAAATAGGCTCTTGCTTTACTTTTAGATTTTTGAGAATCACCACAATGAGGACAACGGAAGTTAAACAGATAATCTGTCTTTTGTTTAAACTGTTGTAATCGGCCTGATAGTTGGTTGATGAATTTTAGATCAATATAAGACGACATAGTAAATATTACTATACACCATTTATATCAAATAGTCAAGCTTATTTGAGCGACTTTCCAGCGTAAAAAATAGCACCGAGGTTTCCTGCGCTTATTCACGGACCTACTTATTCTAGTCCTGGAGAAGCGAGTTTACTTGAAAAGGGAGAATAATGGTAACATACCTTTTTTAGATACCATTAAAATTGTAATAAATTCAACAGCTATGAAAGCACCTATGATAATCCACTTGTACTTTTCTAATATACTAATTCTACCACGGAATTCGCCTTTTAGTTCAACTAACTCTTCCTTTATACGTTTTTCAGATTCCTCTATCTTATCGGAAAGTTCTTTTTCTATACTTACCGTCTCGCTGGCTCTTATCTTTAGCTTAGAGAATATCACATCATCTATCTTTTCCTGGTGTTCAATCTTCTCCTCGTGTACGGCCAACATAGACTTAATATGTGTAGAAACATCTGTTAGTTTGTCAATAGCAGTATCAAGTCTATTTTGAATATTATTAACCTGTTTAACATCTTTGGTTAATTCTGCTAATCGTACTTGAATTTCTGTATTTTCACTCATCAACTATATTTATAATAGTTTCTGTTTTATCTGACTTTATATTTTGGGTACATGTCCATAATAAACACCAACATAAAAAAAACTTTATGAAAGTAAACGTTATCTTTTTTATCAGACAGCCTCCTGGTTAAGTTTAAATAGTGTAGATAGAAACTAGGTTAGATTTACCTTTTACTTTGACCTGATCTAGTTTTTTGAAGTTGTATTTTTCTTTGATGTTTTTGTATGTGTCATATCCTATTATTATTGTAGCGTCATAATTTTTAGATACTCCTTCTAATCTACTCGCCAAATTAACAGCGTCACCTAAAACTGAATAATCAAATCTTTGTTTTGATCCCATATTACCAACTACGGCCTTACCAGAGTTGATACCTATACCAATGTTTAACTTATTGCCTGGACCAAAACCCTCACTATTATTTAGGTCTTTTAGTTTGTGAACCATCTCCACAGCAGACTTAACAGCCAGTGTCCTATGGTTTGGAATATCAATAGGAGCGTTCCAAAACGCCATTATGCAATCACCCATATACTTATCAATAGTACCACCATTTTTCATAATTATGTCTGTCATGGGTGTTAGAAATTTGTTTATAACTACTGTAAGTCCTTGTGGATCAGATTGATACTTTTCTGAAATAGGAGTGAAACCTCTTATATCACAAAATAAAAATGTTAACTCTCTTGTTTCGCCACCTAATTTTAAAAGTTCAGGATTTTTTTGTAATCTTTTTACCATGGCAGGTGCTAAGTAGTGTTCAAATTGTTTTTTAATTTGTTGTTTCAATCTAAACTCTAAAATAAATCTTGTGAATACGGAATGAAATACTACTATAGATAAAGTTAACATCGCCCAACTCATATCAACTAACATTAGTTTATTTTCAAAAAGAAGTGATACGGCTACCCAACTAGCGCCATATGTACCTATCAATAAAGTTATAATAAACAAATAAGGAAAAAATCTAACTACTAAAATCATTAAAATAGATAATACAACTGCAACAGCCATTTCTATCAAAGGCATTATATCAGTTCTTATTATTTGTTCTCCTTGTAATACAGTATCTAAAGTAGAGGCCGTTAATTCATAGGCATATCTTTCACCTATTGGTGTTGCTATGATACCACCTAAACCCTCAGCACTCATACCTATGATTACAGTTTTACCGGCAAACTTTGTAAAATCCATATCAGCAGCTGATATAGTTTCGTATTCTTTATTCCATCTTAACCATATTCTGGCATTTGCGTCTGTCTTAATTGTAGGAAAACCAGGAACCCTCATCGCTTGTACACCTGCTTCTCCTGATTTAACTTGATAACTAGGAGCACCCACAGCAACTCTAATAACTTCTATTGCCATAGCAGGATATATGTCCTCACCTATTTTCATTAATAAAGGTATTCTTCTTACAACACCATCAACTTCAGGTACAGTGTTTGATACACCTACACCACTTGCATTATGAAATTTCTCTATAGGACCTAACATACCTCCCCATTCAAATAAGAAAGGTAAAGGATCGTTTACTTTTGCAACTCCTCTAGGCACACCATTTTTGTTTGTTTGATTAGTACCAACTTGTGATATTACTATATGATATGGTAATACGTCTGCTAAATCTTCATCGTATCCCATTCTATCTGGTTCACTAAAAAGTATAGGCACTACTATAACTTGAGCACCATCTAGTCTTGCTTTAAGTATAATGTCTGCTAATACACTTCTAGGCCATGGCCATTGACCATATTTTTCTATTGCCTTTTCATCTATTGTAATTATACCTATGTCTTGTGATAATTCTTTTGTTTCTGATTGTAATAATAAGTCAAATGTTTTTAATCTTAATATCTCTTTTACTTGTGGTTCTTTTAAACCTATAAATGTTAAAACAAATAAGGTTACAAACGCAATTGTCCAGTGTGTTATATATTTCATTAGTTTTGTGTCACTGTTGCTGAACAACTACTACTAGAGCAATTTTGTTCAAGAACATAGTTTTGATTTGTACTACTATCTTGTGTTAAGGTAACAGATGATGTATTTCCACTTAAATGTATTTTAGCATTATGACTACCTGTACCGTCTTGTGTCACGTCTACAGTGTGACTATCTGTTAGATTTACATCTAAAAAATGGCTACCAGTTCCTTTTTGATCTACGGTTACATTATTATTTCCGTCTACTTCTAAAAATAATACCTTATCGCCAGTTTCTTTCTGATCAATTGTCATTGTATTGCTATTGCCGTTCACTGTCACTTTAGAAAAGTGGTCTCCGGTGTTATTTAGGTGTAATTGTTCTAGGTCTAGTGTATTTGAGGCGCCTGTTATATTTACAACTGCTCGTTGATCTGTATCTTGCCATATATCTACATCGTTTGTATTACCATTTACATCAATACCTATTACATTATTGTTATTGTTTTGTGTTAATGTTATCTCGTTATTATCTCCTTGTATAGAGCCTGCATTAGTTAAATCTGATCCTATAACTAAATTATTATCTCCGTCTTGTACTATATCTAAATCAATACCACTACCACTTTGAGTTATATAAATTGCATTACCATTATTAGTTTTATTTTTTGCTGTAGTTACCTCTGTTTGTTGTGATGAAGTTATACCTGCTTGAGGTGTTGACATTGATGTATATAAATCTGAAATAAAACTATCAAAGTTTGCACCATCAAATGCTGTTTCAAATTGATTTATATCAAAGGTAATATAAACTGCACCTGTATAACCACTAGGTAGTTCGTCACCTGTCCATCGCATCCACACAATATCTCCAGATGTATTTTTTGCCACCCATGTACCATCACCTGAAGTAATTTTAGTACCATAAGGATAATAACCAAAACTAGTATAATTACTATCAGTTATAGATGTATTAGTTTGTGATATAGTATTTGAGTTATTAGGACTAGTACAAGGTCTAGCACAACCAGTTGTGTTGCCACCTAGTGTAAGTGACCCACCAAACTTACTTGTTATCAAACTTTGAATATTATTATTTCTATTAGAATAACTATTATTTTCACCAGTAATAATTAATATACCACCTGCTTGTACAAAAGATTGATAATTTGTTCTACATGTACTACCACAATTGCTATTATATTTTAAATCTACAACAATGTCATAACTATTAATTAAATTACTAGCAACAGAACCACTTGTTGATAACGTGACAGTATATCCGTCTGCCTCTAATTGATCTTTAACATTAGTATGAGAGTCTTGATAACTACTATGATATATTAATGCTGTATCAGAAGCGTTTGCTTTAGGAGAAAAACAAGTACCTAAACAAGCTAGTATAATTGTTAATCCTATTATTACATATTTCATTGTTGATTTATCCTTATTTGATTTGATCCATCACCTAACTCATAATCAATAATTTCTGTATCTCCTTGTATAACGTTTATAGTATATCCATATTCTTGATCTAATCTTAATACAATATTATTATTTGATTCATCGGTTCTCATCCACACCCATTGTGGATCCTCATCTAATAATATTACACCAAACTCATCTTTTCCTGCTTTCTTTTTATTTTTATTCTTATCAAATTGGTTTCTCATTTCTAAAGCAAGTTGTTTATTTAATTCTTCTAATATGTCTTTTAAGAAATCAAAATCTAAATAGTCAACATCTAAAGCTGTAAAAGCTTTTTCTTCGGCAGAGTTATCTAGTAAGTCAATTTCTAATTCATCAAACTTTAAAAAGTCTAAATCTAAAGCACTAGCAACTGCCAACTTTCTTTCTGTTTGTATTTGTTCTTCAACCTTTTCTGGTGGACTTACAATTAATAAATTATTAATCATATCAATATCTAAATCTAATAATACAGGTCTCATAGGTTTTGCTTCTACACTATCAACATATGTTGCTTGAAAGGCCTGATTCATTATTACAAAACCTGCGTCTGTCATTACTTCTATTTCTCCTACATAACAGAAACCAGCACCATCACAACTAGGTAATAATACAATAGTTGAACCACCTATCTCGTCAACTGTCATAGTAAAATCCGTACCTCTAACAGCTATGGTAGCCGTAGGTGTACTGATCTTTACGTTTTGTTTGGAGTTTTTTGCAATTTGACCACTAGCATACCTTACTGTACCTAGTGTGGCCTTTAGAGATAAGGCACCTGTTTGTGTATTTGGATCGTATATAAATTCGTCAATTAATAATTTACTATGTTCAGTGACATCAACTCTTGTATCATCAATGAATTGTATACCAACTTTACCATCGCCAGTTTTTACAGTATCGTAAGAGAAGACATTAAGGTTTTTTTGTACCTCAATGTCTTTCTCTCCAGATTTTCTGTCTATAACGGCACTACCTTTATGTAAAGTGACTTCGCCAATTGTAGCAAAACTATTTGTTACTAAAGTCGTAAGGATTAAAAGTATGAACCCAATTGTAAAATTTGTAACACGCATATATTGTTAATCCTGTAAATAAAAAAAATGTAATCATTAGTCTGTTTGACTGATATCA